GAAGCTAAAATTATTGTACCATTAGTTGTTACATCGTACAAATCATCTTCGTACTCTCCATTTTTATCTAATATATATTCTGCAGTATTACTGTCTGAATCTATAGATATTCCGCTAAGTTGCCATGACATATTTAAACTCCTTATTTAATTATTTTAAATGGCTGGTTTGGTTCATAATAGTTAATAGAACTTCCAGACACTATTTTAAATCTTAATTCATATAATCTTTCGGGGTATAAACCTTCCATCCACAAATCTAAAAAGTTTCCATCAGAATCACAACTAACTCTTGTATATTTTGTATCAAAAGGTATTACAGTTTCTTGAGTTTTAGAATCTACTAAAGAGTAATAAGAACTTGATGGTAAGTATTCTACTACTAAAGCTTGAGAAGATGTACCATAAGTTTTAGCTTTATATTTTTCTACGCCTCTAACTCTAAACCGACTTCTAGAACCAGAATAGTATGTTCCTCGGTTATTATCTACATACAAAGTTATATCTTTATTTTGTACATCTAGAGGGTCCATGGTTCCAGTACTAAAAACAGAATCATCCCAACAAACTTCTAATTTAGGTTTGTATATAGTTTTTGTTTCGTTAGAAAAGTACAGGAGACTTCCATATCTTTTAGAATCATTTTCTTCTATTGGGTCTCTACCAACTAAAAAGCCTTGGTTTCCAGGAAGCCATTTGGCTCCATCAAAGAATATTGAAACGGACTTTGAAACAGATGCTCTAACATCATCAGTTTCTTGGTAGCTTTTAGTTACAAAACTTCCAGAATGGAATGTACTACCTGTTGTGCAACCATCTAAATTACCATTCCATCTTGTAGCAGTATTCTCTCCGTCTCTATACTTCCAACTAGCACCCTCTTTTACATAAGGATTGTTAGTACTTCTTCCAACACCCATATCCCAAGATTCTGAAACTGGTGCTATTGCTAAATGGTATTCAATAGGTATATTTTTAGCTTCTGTAGCAAATAAGTTTAAATAGAAATCCATTGGGGTTGCAGTACTTCTACTTATTTCCCCAGATTGTATCGAAGAAGATATCCAGTCTAAATCAAAATCTACTAATATTCTAGTATTAGTAACTTGTGTAGTTCCTGATGAAGAAATAATTTTTGTTATTTCTAAAATTTCATCTATTCCTGTGTTAACGGATTCAGAAACTGCTGCGCTGTATAAAGTTGTATCTTTTCTTGGAAATATACTAATTATCATCCTACAATTTTCCCTCTTATATCTTTTTCAGGATATCTAACTTCAAAAATCATTGGGTCTTGGGATGGGTATATTATATTATTAAAAGTAGCATCATCTATATCATAAACATTCCCTGAATATCCAGAATCTATACTTACGTTATTTTTTACTACTAAATTACTAATTGTTTGTACGCCTTCAACCCTATCCATTTCTGCTGAAAGTGTTGATATCATGATTGGTTGATTAAACTGCCACTTATCTAAGTTAAAATAATCTTTAACTTTTTCTATAACTTTAATTAGAACTTCTTTACCATTGTAACTAGGTAAGGGTAAAAGTTCAAAGTCTATACCTACATTAACGATAAAACCATTTCTTATATTTATAGCATCTGTTAGTATCCTATACTGCTCTAAATACTGTTGAAGGTTTTGTTTTGTTATATCGTTTACATTAGTTAACCTCTTGTCCGAATTGTAAGTTAGTACGTACAAATCTAAAGCTAAAGGATTTGATTCTACAACTTCATCTGATGCTACAAAATCGTTTTGCACTATAAAAGCTTTTGCAATACTTCCGAACCTAGGTGGCATAGCATAAACTCTAGCTAAATAATCCTCTTTTGTTACTGCCCTATTCTGAGTAGAATAAGAACCTAAAGCATTATATCGAATCTCTTCAACTGTTTCTTCGTCTCTACCTCCGGTTGCTGGTTGTGGGTTTGTTACTGCTAAAGAATCTTTTACTGTTGTTAAAGTGTCTCCATTTAAACCATCTTCGTCCATAGAAAAGTCTACGGAATTTATTTTATTTAGTACTCCAGAACCTACATTAGCAAGTAATCCTCCACCTTCTAAATACTTAACTGTTAAAGTCGTATTCTGAGGTGCTTGACCATAAGCTTTAGTAAACATCATATTTGCAGGGTCAAAAGAAACATCTAAAGAAGCTTTTGGACCTCTATCTAAAGAATTACCAATTATTTCTGGATTTGGTATTATTAGTTCGTCAGGGTCTGTTGATATTCCCGCTCCAAAGTAAAGTTCTGTTTTATTATTAAATGCTAAACCAGTAGTAAACCTTCTTGCAGTTCTTCTTAACTTCAATAAGTAAGGAACTTCTGCTCTTTGGGCTTGGGATTGGGGAGCATTAAAACTATCATTAGCTATTTCTTCAAAAATAGTATCTTGAGCTAAGTAGGGTACTTCATACCATCGATTACCATCACTGTCAGTTACAGAATCTATTGTTATAACTTTTGTAGAGTTTAATCTAATTTTATCAAATTTTATTGGAGTAGTAAATTGGAAAGTTTCTTCTTTTTCTTCTCCTGAAACTGCTTTTATAGATTTTTTTAGTAGGTAAGAAGTTGGGTCTCCTGTTTGGTCGTCGATAGTATATACAGATACTGTCGTTGGGTCGAATGAAGAAGATGCTGCAAAGTCACAACCAATAACACTAGTATATTTTATATCCGCATTTTCTTCAGATTCTATAACCATACCAGGGTCGAACTTTAAAGCATAGCTATAATCCGGAGCAGCTGTACCTCCAGTTCCTACTGTTGGTAGTATCTGATAAACTTCTAGGTTCACATAAGCAGGAGTTACTGCTTTTGCTTTATAGCCTAAAGCTCTAGCCATATCTACTACATTTTCTCTTTCTTCTGCATGAACTAACAAACTTTCTTTAGCTTGATGGTCTACGTAGTAAGATAATACATCTCCAACATAAGCAGCCATTTCTATAAACATCATACCTGGTGATGATTCATTAAAGTCATTGTAAGTATCTGGAAAATAGCTTTTTGCAAAATCAATTAGCCTTTCTCTAAAGCCTCCAAAGTCTTTATTTAGGTACTGTACTGGTTTATTACTTTTTTCTCCTGGCATATCCTAAAACTCCAAAACTAGACTCTGTGGGTCTAATGTATTATTATATAAATTGTAATCTATTCGCAATAGTATTTTATTATTGTCTAATTCATCCATTCCGAATTCTACTCTATCTAAAGTTATATATGGTAACCAAATACCTACTTGGCTTCTAATTCTATTCTTTAGATTTTCTACCATTCCTGGAGTTGCGTTTTCAAATAAAGCTGAATATATTCCACATCCAAATGTTGGGTGGTAAACTCTTTCTCCTTGGTTAGTATAAACTAAATTTCTTAAGTTTGCTTGGGCTTGTTGTGCTGAAGTAAATGATTGGTTAAATTCTCCTCCAGCAAATCTATTTCCTACAGATTCGTCTCCATGAGCAAAACTTCCAGATTTTGGATGTGTAGTATTATAACTCACATTCCCGGTTAAAGGCAATGTTATCCCTATAGCAACATTACTTTCTTTATCTAACGGATGTATTCTGGTTTGTTGGATTGCCATTTACTACTTCTTTTTTTTCCAAGCTTTTACTACTCCACTATAATCTCTTGTTAAAGCTTTTTCTACTTCACTACCAGATTCTACTTGGTGTTGCAATTCTGGAGGTATCATATTTATAGGTCCTCCTGCTCCTTCCATATTTTGCATTTGTGCAAATTTACTTCTAAAGCCACCTACATCGGCACTGGTTAAACTTGCTACAGTATCATACTCTTCAGTAGCACTTAGAGCTTCGTTTATTAATGGATTTTTTGTTAGTGGTTTTTTAATCTTATTCTTTTTGACAGGTTGGCTACCGTACTGTTCATTCAGCACGTTCTTAATTTCTCTTTTTACAACCTCTCTAATAATTCTTACTAGTTCTTTTTTTGTCATGACTATACTCCCTATCCTATATAAATATAAGTCTGCCGAGATTTTAAGTAGATTGATTGGAATTATTATGCTATTCCGGGAACCGGTGGAAGTGGACTGGACATTGGTGGTGTTAGTATAGTTGGCGTTGCAAGTAATTGTGTTGTTATAGCAAGGTCTAATAAACTTGCCACTTGTGGTGCTTCTTTATATGGTTGGGTTGCAAAAGCTTGTGCTAAAGGTGCTGCTCCGGCTCCTGCTCCTGCCGCTCCCCCCATTGGAGCTGTTACTATTACTCCCGCTCCAGATGTATTGTAACTTGCCGCTTGAAGTTGAGTTCCTATTGCATTTGCTACTGGCGTCCATATACTTACGTTATTAGGTGCACCATTAAACAGGTTCTGAAAAGCAGTTCTCCAAACATTTTCGATTGTTCCCGCTGATATTGATGTTGATGCCGCAGGTAAACTATTTGGCTTTCCGGTATTTATTAAACTTACCGTTTCCGAAGTAAAAAATTGTGCAGCATCATCAACACTTCCTGCACCTTTATCCATAAGGTAATTAGTAACGTTAGATACAAAAGATGGTGAACCTAATGGCATACTATTGCTCCAATTGGGCCCATTTAGATTTTACTTGAGCTATAGTTCCAGGTACGGATGGGTGGGGGCCTGTTGGACCTACACCAGTTGGAAAAGTTCCTTGAGAAAGTTTTTCAACGTCTGCAATAAGGTCTTTTATAATATCCATCATAGCTGAAAAATCTGCTTTCCATTCTGGTGTGACTAAGGCTAAGCCTTTACCTCCACTCATAATAACATAATCTGTTTTACTGGTAAATAGAAGTCGGTCTGCACATAGAATAACTTGACCTTTATTAAATTGTGGTGGTGCATCAGATACTTCTTTTGGCATAGAGTTCTCTACTTTTATACCAACTTCCTGAGTACTTGTTAACATTATGGTAGAAGCATCTTCGTTAATATCTTCTGTATAGTAATCACCTTCTCCAGTATGTCCATTAGACATTATCACTATAGGTGCACCTTCTTCTCCACCTTCCCATAAGTGCGTAGTTGGACTTCCTGCAGCTGTTGACCCTAATCTTATACCAGAACCAAAACGACTTTGAATTAAATTATCCCCTTCGAAAAGATTTAATCTAGGTACTAAATCATCAGTAGCATACTCCCCAATTTCAGGGTCTGTAGAAGAAGCAGCTATATTACCTACAAAATCTGTATTAACTCCTGTAGAGCCGACTATTATAGAAGAGAAGTGGTTGTGGTTTGCTTTAGTCTCTCCAAAAAGGTTTATGGTACTTATGTAATACATATCCGTAAGTTTTCTACCAACCCCAAAACCTGAACCTGGTCCTTCTATTAATAGAACATACTCACCAACTACTGGTGTTGTATTACTATGCATATTTAAAGGCTTGTACCACCTTAATGTACTTATTGGTTTATTGAATTCAGAATGTAATCTTCTAGCTAAAACTGCACCAACATCTCTGTTTAATTCTGGAGCGAATTCACTATGACTTTCGTCCAAAATAACTTCGATAACTTCTGCAGCTTCTATTATTCTAGATACAGTTGAACCTTTAGTATCTGCTCCAGATTTTCTAGATTGTTTTACGCCCCTTTCTTTATACCCCATTATTCATTATCCTGTAATTCGTTAATTGATTCTATTAACTGTTTCTTTTCCTCTTTTGTTAGAAGAACGTTTTCCTCAGTACTACTAGTTCTGGCCATTGCTCTCTGTACTACTGCTGCCATTTTTACAAGGTGTTCATCATTCTTTACTGAAACTTCCATGTACTCCTTTATCAGTGGTACTACTATAGTAGCATCACCAATATTTTTAATCATAGGTTTAAGTTCCCGAATAAGAGCATTTATTTGTTGCTCTTTTTTCTTAGAAGTCACATAAATATCTTCTAATAAATCAGAAAATGTTTTACCTTTAAATATTTCTTTATTACCATCCATAACAAATTATCCCTTTAGTATAAATATATACAAACACAAAAAAATACCCCAATACAATAAAGTACTGGGGTATTTAACCTATATAGTTAATAAAAGATAACTATTTCTTAGTAAAAAATGAGCAAACTATTACTAATACTACTAAACCTATAAAACCACCATTTGTAAGTGTTTCTAAAAGTGATGTAATGTTAGCAACAACGTCCATTCCTAGAATCGAAGTTCCAGTCAATACGAACCATAAAATTGCTAGAGGAAGTAATCCCATAAATATCCCTGATATTCCTGAAATAAATCCATTTACCATTTTAAATACTGAATCCATAAGTATTTCTCCTTATTTCTTTCTGGTTATGTGGCAATATCGCCGACCAATTAGAGAGCACCATTCCTTTATTAGCTTAGAATTTGAAACCAAAACCTAATGTAAGGTTTATCGTTTCATCTCCTGCACTATAAACAATTGCCGGGTCAACATATACATTATCCCTTAATGTAAACATTTTACCCATACCTAATGTCATCTCATCAAAATTGAGACCATTCATACCAGCATGTACAAACATACCGTTCCAAAAATATCTAGCATAAAAATCTAGATTCATATCAGCGTCCGCATCTACTTGTGATACAGAACCACCAATTAGTAGTGCATCCGTAAATGCATATCCTACTGATGGCGAAACCGCCCAGTCAGTCCAAGCTGTATTAGCTACATCACCTGTTCCAACGTAAAATGTTCCTTTTGTGTTTTGTGCTTGTGATAGCATAACTGTTGCTACCATACACATTGTTAAAATAAAATTTCTCATATATAAAATCTCCACTTTTTGTTTTTAAATCTAAGTTAGTGGGCTCTCTAATTTTTTATAGTTTAATAATCATAAAACTATTTTATTTTTTTCGTATAAGTCATAAAGCTTTACATATTCTTTTTTAATTTCGTTTACGACTTTTGTTATATATTGGGTTTTAGTCCCTGTCATTTCCCTTATCATTATATAAAGGGCTTTCTTATTATAATTTTCTATATTATCTCTTGTTCTAAATAATTCTAATACAGCGTAAGCAATTCTCTTATCTCTATCTCCTCGGAATTTATCTGGTACTATAGAATCATAATGAATTATAAATCTATCCATAAAATCCCTCATCCTTTGGTCTTTATCTTCTCTCTGAATTTCATTTACTACATTTCTTTTAAAATCTATCAAAGTCAAAGGTGCTTTAGTAATTATTTTTCTATAGGCTTTATTATTATTTTGTATTAAATAATTTTTAGCAACTATACTGAAGTAAGAAAAAGCTTTTCCTTTGTCTTGTGTATACTTTGGTAATTTCTCCAGTAAAAAAGTAATTACTTCATACTTAACGTCTGTAGGAGAACCATCCATATAATAGAATCTAAATCTATTAATTATATTTTCAGCCAACTTAAAAAGAGGTTTATGTATGTGTTCATTATAAATCCTTTCTTTTTTAGAATGGCTGTACTCCAAATTATAAGCTACAATAGCTTCTTCGGTTGTTTGGGTAAAGTACATTTTACTCTTTCTAGGTCTACCTCGCTTATTTAATACTACAGCATCTTCTTTTTTATTTTTAAGTTCTTCATAGAACGCTTGAACCGGGCTAAGCCTTTTGTTTGCCATATTTTTCTTCTAATTCTGCTATTATATTTTTTATAGTTTTGAATGTTTGTCCAACTTCATCGTCCGATTCAAAGCCACCTTTACTATCGGCTTTTTTCATACTATCAAAAGCTCTTTTCAAATCTAATTCTAATTTAGTAACAAACTCAATATAGTCCATGAGTTCATTATCCATACTTTCAAACGTGTCTTCTACTCGCTCATTTTTACGGAGAAGATTGTAAGTAGAATACCCTAATGTACAGCAAAGTATTCCTAATATTATTATAGTGATAACCATATTATTCTTTAAAAAATCCCTTTAATAAATCTTGTGCACTTTTATTAGAGTCCGAGATAACCGACTTCTTATTATAACCTTTAGTAACCTTATTTATTGGTTTGTCTCCCTTTTTATTAACTGCCGAATCATGTTCTATTCTAGAAGCCATGTGGTCAGCGTGATGTAACAAAATTGGTAAATAAGTTTTTAATTCTTTATCTGGATTATAAGTTTTTAAATAAGGTTCGTTTGCTTGGTCATATAAACCATCGTGTAATCTTATAGCTAAACATTCTTTAGCACTGTACTTTATACCGAACCGATTCAACAAGTATAATCCTCTATCAGGAACTGACATGTGGGTTAACTCTGGATTAAAAGCATAAAGCTTACCTTGGTTTTTCCTATGCCAGTCACTAGGATTAGGAATGTAATAGTCATGCTCTTCATCACCAACTTTACCTAAGTCATGATTTAGAGCTGAGAAAATTAATTCCTCTCTAGTGAAATCTTCAGGGTTAGCTCCCATTTTTTTCCATGTTTCCCATAATAATAAAGAGCATTCAATAACTCTTAGTATATGGTCAACATAACCTCCGGCAAAACAATTGTGATAGTGTATTAAGCCAGATGCTGGAGCGATAGCCATTCTTTCTTCGAAATGCTTATACATTTCTAAAAGATTGGTTTTCCTTTCTCCTGAAAACTCCTCTTCTAATATACATATCAATTTGTCCCAATTTTTTACTATCTGTTCTTCAGTTAATTTCATAATTTTATTACCCTATGCTATCTATTAATCCTAAGTCTAAAGCCTCTTCAGCAGTAAGCCATAAGTCTGTTTTTGTATTTTCCGCCCACCATTCTGCATCTTTCTTCGTCTTTTCTGCTAATAAGATTCTAACCATATTCTCCATTTTATCTGCTTGTTTACTAGCAACTTTTAAATCTGAATACTTTCCTATTTGTACAGAAGAACCTTCGTGCAACATAATTGTAGACCTTTTAGAAGCTACTCTCTGACCCGTTCCACTTGCTAATACCAAAGCAGCAGCACTCATAGCTCTACCTCTACAAATTGTATTAACTTTAACATCTAATGATTCTATATAATCTATTATACCAAACATAGAATAAGCACAGCCACCATGACTATCTACAATTAAGTTTATAGGGTCTTTGCTATTCTCAGGTCTATTGTTTAATACAATTCTAAATTTTGCTATAATATCCGAAACTGTATACTCATCTATTTCACCATTTAAGTATATGATAGAATCGTCTACATTTAACGCATAATTAATTTCATCATACATTTTAGAATTATCCGCTACTACTTGTGGGATTTTTTCTTCTATTTGTTTTTTATCGTCGTATAAGCCCATAATTAATCAAATAATATTTTTTGTTTATTCTTACCACCTATTTTTGGCTTTGGAAATGCTATTTCTATTGAACTATTCGCATAGCCTAGTGCATAAGCCATTCTAACACACATATTCCTAAAATCAACGCAAGTTAAATCCGAATTAAGTTCGAATGTTAGTGATTGTGGTTCTTTAGAGCTTCTGCCTCTTGTATAAGTTATTTTATCCATTATATATCTTTATCATCAGCAACTTTTTCACTATCGTAAATCATAGCATAACACATATAGATAAGATTTACTAAAAATGACATAACCATAGATTCTGCAAAGGTTATTGTTGCAAACCCAGCTATAGGTGCTAATAACCAATTCCAAATTAGGTAATATGGAAGCGATACCAGTAACCAACACATAACTATCATTGATATAACCAATAGTATTGCTCCAAATAAGTTAATTAAGTCTTTCATATAAGTTTTTCTTTAATACCTATAATATAAGAAATCTTTTCGACATAAAAAAATATATTACAGGAAAGTTTCATTACCAAGCCGGATTTGGCTTTTCGATGTTCATTATTTTACCATATTCGTTATAATTGCAAGTTATTTCCATGTCTGGAGCTATCTCTACTTCAGCATAAATGTAAACTTCTCTATCACCTACTATTTTAGGTTTTGCTGTAGGTTTTAATGAGTGGTTATGATACTGACCTAAATCTGTCAAAGCATCTTCTGTCCATTTAGCAATATACTTACCATTCACCATTCCTATTAGAGTATAGGCTAACCCAATACACTCTCCGGCCTTAATAGTCTTTTTAGGAAAAATTCCAAGACCTTCTATTTCTGACTTTTTAATTATTATACTCACTTGCGCACTCATTCATTGAATATCTAACCCCTGATGTTATTCGACTTAGACAGTGTAACGTGTCATTCTTGTATACCACAGCACAACCTTTTTCTTTTGGTGCAGATATGTACCCATTAGTATCTTTTATTCTTAAAAACCCACCTTCATAGTCAGAAGGCTCAGACAGTTGGATTACAGATATTAATTTTCTATTTTTATATCCTTTAGCTACGTCTTTATGGATTTTGTGCTTACCACCTTTAACATACTTATTAAAATATGTAGGACCTTCTGGTTGTAAAGGCTTACCATACACACTTTGAAAAATACTACTCCACATATCTTCTAAAAAACCAAAAGTTTTATGCTTTAAACCAACTACAGTAGTTTTTCTGTGTTCGTTATCTATTGTCTGTTTAAATTTAGATGTATTATCCCACTTATTAACTTTATAAACTTCTGGAGTACCATCATCAGTAGTTTTATGGGGTTGTTCTTCCCACCAACGGATTAAATCAGATATCTGCTCTTCAGATATTACATTTCTAACAACCCAAAAACTATTATGAGCTTCGACTACCATACTGTTCTACATATTCTTTTGGAAATTTTCCGCTTGCTACTTTTCTTAGTTTACTTAGTTCAGTTTCTATAACTTTTTTATCTTTTTTCCACCTAGCTTTTAATAATTCTTTCTTAAGCTTATTTATAGATGTTATAGCTTCTCTCTTCAGTCTATCTTTAACCCTAGCAGGAATTCTTTTCGGCTTTTTAACTTTGGTTGGTTCTAAAGTACCTTTTAATTTAGGTTGTTCTACTCCTTTGTGATATACTTTGCCATCTTTATCAACAAATTGTTTCATAAAGTGCCATCCGAACGGTCTTCCAGTAGTAACTCTTGATTTTGTTTCTTTTGGGGGCTCTACCATTTCCTGAACGCAAGACCAACATGTACACGAAGTAGCTTCATAAGAAACTTGTTGCATTTGACCGCACCTTTTGCAAGCCATATACCTATATTTAGATTCTGGGTTCTGATTCCACTTGGTTCCTTTCCTATATTCTATAGCCCATTCACAGTTTTTATCGTATTGTTTTTGATTTAGAATTATAACTTTAGATTGTCTACTTCTACCCTTAATTTTTGGGATTTTATTAGATTTTTTTCTTACCATAATAACTTATTTTTTATTTATTCTTTTTTTTCTCCATATAAGTCGCCAGGACCTCCTCTTAAAGACCAACGACCATACGTATCTTTTCTAGTATTGTCTTTTAAGAACTTTTCAATACTTTCTATTTTCGTTCTCAGTTCAACATCATCATATTTTATAACTTTTTCAATAATTTGGGGTTCTATAACTTCATCCTCTTCGTCTAAGTCATTTTCTAACCTTATTCTCTCTTTAGTTTCTGGAGTTACTACTACATTATCTTCCATAGCTTCTCTTATTTCCTCTATTTTATAAGGTTTGTTATATTCTAGGCCCGGAGGAATGTCACATTCAAATCTTTCGGGCTTTTTTATGCTAATTTGAGCAAAAGCCATATTCGCTGCTACGACCATTGCTATTGCCAAAGGGTCAAATACAAATATAATCAGCAACATAAACCAATTTACAATTTGCTCCATCGGTTTTCCTGTTAACTCAGCCATATATTTAAGAGGCCCCAATTCTCTTGCTGTTTCATTACCTATTTGTTGGTCTAATATTTTTATATCGTATGATGCTATTGAATCTGTTGTTGCATTTATTAACCCCGATATATTATCTCTCTCTTCAATTGCTTTGTTTAGCTCTAATTGCAAAGCTTTCCTAGCAGAAGTTGAAGATGTTGTTATTACCTGTCCTGCATCTTCTGAATAATAAGATACTTGAGTTGGGTTTGATAAAGAAACTCTTAAATCAGAAATTGACTTTACTAAAGCTGTTTTTTCTAAGGTTAAATCTTCTTTCTTTTCTACAAATATAAGTTTTTTAGCAGTTTGTATTTCAACTTGTTTCTCTAAAAACTGGGCTTGAGTATTTGTCTCTTCGAATGCTCCAGATAAAAATCCATATATACCTCCGGAAGTAATAACCATTAGTATAAAAACTGCTGATACCAAATAAGCTCTTAGCCATTTATTAATCGTACCCCAATACTGATATAGTAATGAAGCACATACTAACTTAGCAAATTCTAAGGTCCCGGCCATGATAATAACTTCAGTAGAAGCTCCAGCAAACAAATGACTTAATCCAAATACTGAGTAGAAAGCTGCCGATGCCGATACTGATAGTGCTGAAAATGCTATCAGAAAAGGAAGTAATCTTTTTTTCATAATTTCCTAAATGTATAATAATGTACTGTTATCATCTCCTTCTTTTTGTAGTGGTATTCACATTCAGAAAATACACCACCAAGGGATTGGAGCTTGTTTACCATATCGTCAAGTCTATTAATATTAGTAGAACTTATAACAAGGCTTTTATCCTCTTCAGACAAACTAACCCTAATAACATCATTATCTATTATCTTCAATAATTCATCAAAAGCAGCTTTAATTTTAGATTCTTTTATATCATTAATCTTTTCGAAACTTAAAAGTCTTTCACCATTATATATCCTTTCATAATAGTAATTATAGTCTCTAGTATCTAAAGCATTCATCCAATCAAAGAACTTAACTTTCTTGTTCTTAAAAACTTGATACCTATCTAAGTGATGTAATGAATCCCACATTTCAACTAAAGTAAGAGGCTTATTCTTTAAGCTATCTTCGAACTGCTTTTTTTCCTCATCACTTAAATCAGCTAAGAAGTCTAAATAAGTATCTACAGCATCTTCATCTTCGCTCCAAACACCAGGCTCTCTAGTAGATAATTTTTCAAAGTCTTCTTTATCATATTTCTTCCATGATGAGAAGTTTGGTTTATTTCTTTTTTCTATTAATCTGTTAAAGAACCCATCTAACTGACCTACTTCAGTTATACCATTAACGAACAGTAAAATTTCTTTTTCTGTAAGTTTCCAATCTTTTGGCTTCCCTAATAATTTGTCAAAAACAATCATAATAGTATTCTTATATCCTCTGTCTAATCCTCCGAAGCTTTGACGACATGGCTTCTTTTTGCCGTTGGGTCTGGGTGCGTATTACGCAGCCATTGCCATTTCAACTTGTTCGCCAGTTAATTGCGTATCGACCTTCCTTATACCCTTACTACCTGTCAAATCCAAAAACACCCCCATGCTTTAAATATCTTTTAGTGGAGGTGACGGGATTCGAACCCGTGTCCAAAATAGCAGCTAATACAAGTACTAGCGGTCTAATATAAATATCATTTTCCTTTTAAAAGGTCCTGAAGTTTTTTATGCTTATTGTAAAGTTTATTAGCTCTCTTAAAATCTGGTTTATTCTTAATCTTAGTAGCTATGTACTTTACTCGCAAATCAAATATACTATTCTTTTCATCTTTCCATTCGTCTACGTCAAAGTTTTCGTGGCCTTTGGCTAATCTGATATTAACACTTATTAGCTTAATCAGACCATCGATTGTTTTAACAACAGAATCATTTCTGATATCTTTAGTATCTATAGAATCAAAAAAAGAATTAACTGCACCTTCGAGCTTATAATTTCTTCCCACCCGATTTGCTTCTGTTATTCTTTCTATTATAGTATTTCTTTTTTGATTTACCATTCTTTTTCTTATTAAGTTCTTCTCTTAATAAACTAGCAATAAGTGTTTTATCTCCTAATGCTGATTTTGTTTGACTCAGGGTGCTACGGTAAAACCAATATGCACAGCCTAAGCCAAGAACAAAACCTAACAATGATGATAAAGCTATTGCTAATATACTTAAATATTCCATTAACTTTTCCCTTTATTCTTTTAGTTATTAACCTCGATAAGTACCAAACCCACCTTCAGTCATTCCTAAAGACCTTGCTACATTAAATGCATGTTTACCATCTTTTAATGTCTCCTGAATCTTATTAGCTTCACTAAAGGTTATACCTATCTTTTGACCAGCAATTCTCAAATATCCAATAATTGGTTGTTTAGCTGGAGCTACTGCTACTACGCCATGTGCCAATTCAAAATCTATAGATGCCCAATTCTTTCCGTACTTACCCGGGTCAAATGGTTTCTTCTGATTGTGCTTTATTGGTAATTGATTACCTGGTCCTCGTCTTGAGACGTTTCGTTGTTTATTATTAAACTTTTTCATATATATTAAATTAAAATTGATTACTATTTCGTTTTATAATACTTATACGTATTATATTTAATTATTTATTTATTATTTTATGTTAAATGTTTTTATCATAAATATAATAAAAATTTTTCACTTTTCAATGATGTTTCTTCAGTTATTTTTATGTAGATGGGCGAGAAGATATTAATTACTTCTATTATATGTTTTAGGTTCCTAGGAAGGTTTAAAACAAGTTTACGGAGAGCGACTCCCTAACCCATCTATACCTTAATTAGTTAATTCCTTTATTAACTTATTAGCTCTATACTCTTCTCCGATTTCTAATAACTTAGCACACTTTTCATATTCTTCAGTTTTTTCAAAATGCTTTATTAGTGTGTTTACTAATTTTATAACGTCGAAGTTCTTTGTAAAACCCTTGGGTCCTTTTTTCATCAATAGTTCATAGCCTTGCTTTACTGCCATATTTTGGAAAAAAGCAGCTACTTCCTTAAACTCTGATGGACTTAATTCTGGTATCATATCTTATATAAATATCAAATTATTATGACAAAATGGAATTAAAACCCATAATATAATCCATAACCTTATCCCAATTTTCTAGACCCGGTTGTCCAAAATGAATATGGGCTTTTTCTCCTACGCCATTAACAAAATCTTTTTGGCCTCTGTAGTCTGTATCATCTATTAGAAACTCACCTTTCATAAGACCTTTATTATGAGAAAGAATTATCTTCTTCCACATATACGGAAAGTGTTCTCCAATCCATAATCTCTTATCACTCCAAGCTGTAGGATTACCCCATGGTGGTGTTGAAAGAT